ATGCTAACCGATACAAAATTAAAAAGCTTAAAGCCAAAAGAGAAGCTTTATAAAGTCGCAGATCGAGATGGTTTATACGTGGCAGTCAATACTGGCGGGACTTTATCGTTTCGATATGACTATCGATTTAATGGGAGAAGAGAGACGATATACTTTGGTAGTTATGGTCCTGACGGTGTTTCGTTAGCTAAAGCGAGAGAAATGCTAATTGAAGCCAAAAAACTCTTAAATGCAGGTATATCACCGGCTTCGAGAAAACGTGACGGTGTGGAGTCGAAAAAGAATAAGACGGTGTTTCGTGAGTATACCGTCAGATATCTTAATGATGCTCAATATGCTGACTCTACAAGGGCCATGAAAGAAGCAATTATTGAAAAAGAAATCTATCCCGTATTCGGCAAGCTTCAGCTAGAAGAGATCACCACACCAAGGCTTAGGGCATTGTGTGAAAAGATAAAAGATAGGGGAGCAAAAGCGACCGCATTACAAGTGCGTGAGATTGTTGGCTCTGTTTTTACTTACGCCATAGATAGAGGTTATGAAGTTAGTAACCCAGCAGATGCAATAAAAGCCTCTTCCATAGGGACTTTTCAAGCGCGCGAAAGGGCAATGTCGCCGAAAGAAATCGGTATCTTATTTCGTGAACTAGAAAACTATAGTTGTTATCCAACCTTAAAATTGGCCGTTAAATTTGTCTTGTTAACATTAGTTAGAAAGTCTGAGTTTATTCATGCTACATGGGATGAAATAGACTTTAAAAATAGACAATGGGTGATCCCTAAAGGGCGAATGAAGGGGAGAAAAGAGCATGTTATTTATCTCTCTGATCAAGCAATGGATATCCTAACTGGTATGAAAGTTTGTGCGATGGGAAGTGATTACTTAATGCCTGGTCGATATGATATTAAAAAGCCACTTTCTAATGCTGCATTGAATAACGTGATTGATGGCACCGTAAAACGTATCAATGAAAAAGGTATTGAGTTCGAACCAGTTACTGTTCACGATTTACGACGCACAGCAAGCACGCTATTGCACGAAGCAGGTTATAACTCAGATTGGATAGAGAAGTGTTTAGCACACGTTCAAAATGGCGTTAGAGCCGTTTACAACAAGGCTGAATATGCTGAACAGCGCAGGAAGATGTTACAAGAGTGGGCTGATATGGTGGATGAATGGATAAAAGAGAAAGATTAACGCTTTGTCATTCTTCGCCAAGTGTTTTATAAGCAAGTAGTGACGATAGGTAAAGCACACCAACAACAGGCCAGATTGTTGAGTAAAACAGTCTGGCCACAATATCTTTTATATTGTCGCTTTCGTGCTTAGATTCTGAAAACAGATACCCAGCAAGCCATAAGTACACGGCTAATAACGTGAGTACAATAATCATTATCCGTTTTTCCTTTTGTACTGAGCGTGATCATCACCACACTCTTTAGAACAGTAAGCGCTGTTCTCTGTTACTGGCTCTTCACGACACCAGATACAAAACCCAGTTAAGCTTTTTGCTGGTGGCTCTCTGTTTGCTAATGCGGTATTGATTTGTAGAGCCGTTAAGTCATTAGCATCATCTGCGATATCAGGCATATTTATTCCTTACAAATAAAATGAGAATTGATAAGTTCGATACTGTTGTTAGGACATTGATCGCCCCATGTATCCCAACCTTGTGACATGTCACGAGCGAATAGCTCAATGCGACTTACATCACCGTACAATTGTTCAAGACGGTTTTTTACTTCCCACGGCTTTTCGCTATGCTCACCTAAACAACTAAATACGATTTGCTTAACGCTAGCACTAATGCGCTGTAACCCATTGCCTCGAGTAGCGATTAAAACATCTTCACTATTGGCTCTGGTGTAGTTCCCCCCATTCATTTTTGTTTCAGTATCTAATAGTTCAAATAGGTCGTGATAATCAAATAACTCGCTGTTTTGAATCGCTTTATCAATTCGTTGCCATGCTAAAGGGTTAAACTTAACCCAAGTAAAAGCTTTCATTGTGCGCACTTTAAAGCCCCACGCTTCGGCTAATTTAATAGCCTCGAGTACAAAATTACCTGTATACCACATGGCAAGAACTGCGTTATCAGATGCAATAGAATGAATAGGGATATGAGTTAAATTAAAGAGGGAAGTTGTTGGATAATGATTTTTAGCAGCACCGTTTGAAACTTTATTTTTGTAATCCCACGGAGGATCACAATAGATAAGGTCGTATTTTTTCATTCGTTCCCTTTATAAAATGCTATCCAGTGTGTTTTATCGTTTTTCCCTACACGCTGAACAGCAGTTGGTTTTTCATTAGTTAAAGCTAATATTTGTTTAACGGATATTTGAGTTTCATTCCACTTAAACAATAAGGTTCCATTTGGCTTTAACACACGAAATGCTTCAGAAAATCCTTTTTTTAAATCTTCTTTCCATGAGTCTTTATTTAACGAACCGTATTTTTTAAACATCCAGCTATTTTTGCCAACTCTAATTAAATGAGGTGGGTCAAATAGCACTTGATAAAATGAATTATCTTGGAAAGGAAGATTTTTAAAATCAGAAATAATATCTGGTGTTATATTTAAAATTCTCCCGTCACATAAAATATGCTCTTCAGCTCTAATATCATTAAATAAAACGCGGTCGTCTTGTTTATCAAAATAAAACATGCGAGAGCCACAACACATATCAAGTATTGGCTTCATTATAACCTCTGAATTTTAGGTATAAAAAACCCTGCTAGTGCAGGGTGTTAATTAATGCAAATTGTTTTAACTCCCTTTATTAAATCAGCTAATTCATTAAAGTTATAGTAAATATAAATGGAGAATATAATTAGTGTAATTAAAAATAAAGCTCCAAAAAAGTATGTTAAAATCACATATTTTAATTCACCTTTCTTAACTCTTTCCCATTCATTTTTAAGTACGCTGGATGATGAGTCAATAAATGGAGTGTAATCGGTTTCGATATCATATGTTTCTTGCAAAATTAATTTATTATAAATAACATCAATGTATTTAATTAAATTATCCTCATCTTTGTTCTCGTGTTTCTTTTTCCCATTGTTAATTCTTAGTAAAACCTCTGATTTTTTTAAATTCAACTCATATATATCATCAAGTGATGGCTTTTGACCCAGTAAAATTAGTTTATTTATAGAGTTTATTTTATAAAATTGAGCGCTCAATTGAGAAAGGCTATCTCTTAAATCGTTTATCCAAGATTGTCTAAATTCAGATATTTTGTTTTCCTTAGATATAACTAATCCAACTACAGAAATAGCACCAGTAATGATAACTACTAAAAGAGTAATGAAGTGGTCTGGCATACTTGCTCCTCATTTAAAGCAGGAATCATACTCACATCCATGTGACTAATCCACTGTCAAAATGCCTCCTTAATTCACATTTATTTGTTTTAATGCCTCACGAACAGCATTTAATCGTGATTCCATTCTTAGATATTGATGGTTGGGAATAGTGGGCCAATCGTTATACCAAGCATCATCACCAAACAAGCTAAGCAACTTACCGCCTAAAAAACTATTGCAACAATCATCTTTAACATTATCTGATGCTTCGATTAAATCCCAATATTCCCTTGCTTCATATTTATCTATTTCATTATCGTTGCGTAGTTTGATAACTTGTTTTTTAGCGTATTCGGCATTTGCATCGTTATCAGCGTCTATCTCAGAGATTAAATTAGAATCTAACTTGCCTATCCAGTAGTGATTGTTAATACTCTGAATAAACTCAACTAGTGAGCTGCCCATCGAACCCCAAAAGCAAGACCATGAATTTCCCCATTCGCTAATTGTGACACGGCCGTTTTGATTATCGCCGTAGTCCTCAAGATAAACATGAATAGGGTCGTGACGTTCTACACCCGTTATCACTAATTTAGTCACTTGAGATTGTTCAACTTTCATCACTCCACCTTTTTAAATTCAACAACCCATACCCATTCGTTACTTACCCAGCTGTCTTTTCCGTATATATCTATCCATATTTGAGCGAACCATGAACGCGAAAAATCAGGGAAATCATACTCACGCGATACAGCGTCAATGGAAGCGTGATTTTGTGGTGTGCCTTCTTTCATTGCGTCTTGCTGTGATATTTCCTGAATCTGTTGCAACCAAATATCAGTAATTTCAATTTTTCCTTTGATATTACCGTCCTTGTTTGCAATGTTGATAATGTCGCCAATCTCACCATACGGGCAATCAACATCAACAAATCCATGCCGCCATGCTGCGCATACTTGCTCTGATAGTGTGTAACCATCTTGCCCTGCGCTAAGATAGCGTAACCCACCTTCGGTTACTTTTGGTTGTGGTTTAATCGGCCTGCGTGTCTGCGTTTTTCTGCCATCTATGACAGCCTTTAGCATTACATCGTTAAACTTGATTCTATCTTTCATATTCATTCTTCCGCATTGCATCCTTACCAATAAACCATGACAGCCGTTGCTAAAAATGCACCTTTAACATCTTTGCTTGATTCATGGTAATACGCTGAATAACCAGACTTAGGTACCGCTTTAAAGTAACAAATTTTGACATCATCGTATTTTTCCCAAAATTTACGGTCGCTCTTATCTATTTCCCCAGACTCAATGGCTGAATTAATCACCTCGCTGGCGGTATGCTCCCCTTTCATTAGTAGCGTTTGAATACTATCGTTGCTAATTCGTATAATTGATGGATGTTTCATAGTCATTCCTCTTCATTGCATCCTTGCGAGTCAGTCACTATATTTTGACTTCACACTTAAGGTTCCTATTTCCTCTTCATAAGCAAGAGCCTGACAAGCCAACTCTTCAAAATGCGGATATTCTGAATAATCGCTATCAGCATATAGAATCCAATCACATTTAGTACATTCAACACCGCATCGTCCATCTGTCTGATTTGTATTTTTAATCACACGTTTGGTTAATTTCCCGTGATTATTAATTTTAAATATTACTGTCGCATCTAGATCAGCCCATGCATTTACAGCTGATCCACATTCGGGGCAATTAAATTTATTAGCCATATATCTATCTCCTGTTTGCATCCTTGCACTGAGTTCTTTGGTTAACGGGTAGTGGTTAGGCGTTACTCACAAACTGCCCAGCTTCATTACGCTTACGTTCGGTGTAACACTTGGGTGTCTCTCTTGATTTAGCTTTCTTATCTATCCATTCATATACTTCATGAGCCTCCCATGCCACGCAACGCACCGACAAATACATACGCTTTGGAAAATCACCTTTCTTCTCTAAGGTGCGAATAGTTGAGCGAGAAAGTCCTGTTAGCTTTAAAACAGCAGGCATACGGATAGGGTTGGTAGGTAATTTAATATTCATATTTAAACTCCTTGCGGAGCTGTATCGCTCCGCTTTAAATAGGATCACTGGTATTCAGGGCGCATATCATTAAGTGTGATAGAGAAAGATTCGTATAACTCATCACCAAGTTTTCTTTTGCTTGATTTAAGTAGCTTGTCTACTTTTTCAAATGCTTCGGTAGCTTCAGGTGAGCCAGATTCAGGAAGTGAGTTAATAGAAGCTTCTAGGGCATTACGTGCATCAATACGGTGGTATGCCTGTACTGCTTTATTTTTTAATTCAGTAAATAGGTTGATCCCCATTTCATTTTTTAAGTTCTCAATTTCTGCACGAATATTTTTAGCTTCTTCGACAGTTTGAACATCATCAATAGCTAATCTAAAGGCTTCAGCATCGAACTTAGGTATAAACTCGCCTTGAGTCTCTTTTATCGGTTCTTCATTGGTTGTCTGTTGTTGAGTGGTGATTTCATCAATGCTTACACGTTCTTTCGGTGGGGTGATGTCTTTAATCGGTCGATCTTCAAGTTCTTCTGGCGTATACACACCAAGAATAACTTCAGGGCAATAAAGACGGGCCCAATATTTTACAGCGAGATACGCGATTTGTTGCTTAGGCATTGTTTTCCAAAGTGGTGAGTTTCTCGTTTGTACATCAGCAAGGTAAACAGGCTCACCCCATGTAATTTCTTCTTCACCTCTTAAAATTGCACCGACTTCAATAAATAAACCCGATTCATCACGTTTATCTTTCATGCCTACAATTTTTTCCCAGTCGCCACCGTATTTGTAATGGAACCGACCTACAACAGCATTTGAACTGGTAATAACTGCATTTACTAATTGGGCTTCATAACCAAGCACACCATTGATGACATGAGTTTTTTGACCGACAACGAAAGGATCCATTCCCCAACGTGCGGACTGCATTGTGATAGCAAGACAATCAGATGGTTTACCTTGCAGATGCCTTGGCACCGTTGCTGTACCTGATGCCATTAGCTCAGCAAATTTGACAATACGGTCTAATGATTCAGGATTAAAAAGTAATGATGTGTTATTCATTACTGATTGATTTCTTTCGAGAGTTGCTACTTCTGACATAATATTTACTCCAAGCGTGCGCCTGATTGTTCAAGCGCAGTTTTATTAAGCGACTTCGTTTTGCAGTTCTTCTAACTTTCTCTGCTCAAAGTCAGTGATACCGATAGTGAGAGTAGTGGTGATAGGCGCTGGCCAATATCCTGTATCCATAGCTTCACGGATATCACGCAGTGTCTTTTTGTACTCAGCGCGACCCAGTTCAAGTAATTCAGGAGAGGCTTCAACGATAGCGACCCAGTGGTAATGCTCGTCTTTGTTAACGAATATCCAGAAGAACTGATCCAGCATTGCCACATCACAATACATAGCTGCACTGATGTGATAATCGCGATTAATGATTTCTCTGCGGATCATGGTTTCAATGGCATCTTGTTTAAATCGACCAAGTGCTACTGATTTGAGGTCAAAACCTAATCTGTTATTTTCTGTTTGAATTTCGATATCAGGACGAACTCGAATTTCAAGGCCGGTATCTTCATCAATGCCGTAGTAACTCACTTCTGATACACGGTTAGGGTGGTTTAATAAACTGGATGCTTCTTTGTGGTTCATAACAGCGTTACGCATGTTATTTGCCATTTCATAGTCAACGGTTTGAACGTGAATTTTTGAATCGTCACTAAGCCATTGGCTAATGATTTCATCTTCAAATACAGCATCAGGGTTCACTTCTTTAATGACCTGCATGAGATCATCTTTTTTGACGGGTTTTCTAAGTGGCTCAGGCTTACTTACTTCTGCTAAATATAATTCAGGATTGATGTGGTGGTATATCTGCTCAAGTAATGCATCTGTATTACCTGAGGTTTTCAATGGTGTTGGCAAAGTATCGTTATAGGCTTTGATACAGGCTTTCATTGCGGCACCTGTGAATTTTCCATCTTCGGGGATGGTTTTAAATTCATCGGGCAACTGCATGTATATCTGACCTAGCTCTTCGGCTTTTACGCTAGTGGAAAGTTGCGGTGTCAGAGTGGCATTATGTTCTTCAATAATTGCTTTTAACTCATCTTGTGAGAGCTTCTTAGGCAACTTATTGTTGTATTCGTCAATCCATGACTTCATTGTTTCTGTTGTTGTAAAGGCACCTTCTGGAATAATTGGTTTAACACTGAATTCAGCATCAAACTTTTCAGGTTCCATTGTTAACGTGTGGAATGCGCTACCTAAGTCGAAACAACGCTTATTTTCACGCTCAATAACTTTTGTTACATGGCGTAACTCGTAATACATCAAACTAATACGAGCATCTTTTAGCATCGAACTACTGATGCCGTTTGAACTGTGATACACCTCGTTAGGAATATCGGGATAACGACCAGGTTCAAAATAAGCAGGTTGGTCATTTTCTTCCTTTGGAATATCTTCCTCCTCCTTGCGTTGACCGTTTTGGTTATCTTTATTGGCGTGAAAAATCACCTCTTCCTGAGGTACTTCCTTTTTTTCTACCTCATTTGAGGTGGTTTTTGGATTTGTTAATGAGTTAAAGTGATTAACTCTATGACGAACGCTACGCATATCAGGGTTATCAATAAATGACATAATAGCGTTAACGATTTGCTCTTCACTGAGTTCGCTGCTGATATTAGGAACCAATGAAAGTGCAAGTAACGTGATATTAATAAAGTGGTCATATTGCTTAAACTCTTCTTTTTCAATATCACCATTGATATGAGCTGTTAGCGCATCTACTTGTTCGCTATCAGTAATATCTTGGTTAAGTAAAAGAGCTTTTGCAATCAACACATTTAAGTGCTTAGTGTCTGACATTTTGTTTACCTACTAATTGTTCTGTTTGTAATGCGAGCTTTCTTACATAAGCCCACTCAATACCGGCTTTAAAATTGTCAAATGACTGTGACTCATTTAAGCCAGATAAGGTAAATACATGCTTACCGTCTTTGATATAAAAGATCATGGCTAATCACCAAATTGGTTATGTCTGAGCGCATTAAAAAATCAGTCTCTTTTATCCATATTGTTAAAGAGCAAATTAACCGTATTGGTTAATTTATACTTTTAATCATAACCATAAATTAACCATTGTCAACCGTAAAAAACAAATAAATCACCAATATGGTTATGTTTATTTTTATCACTATGAAATTTAATGATTTATTAAGAGTAAAAAGAAGCCAGTATATGACTTCTTTTTAATGGAAAGGGTTAGTCGTGGGAGATAGGCTGGTTTTTATTAATGATAAATTCAATGAAGTTTTCAATAGCAGCTTGTTCGCTGGCGGGAAGTTTTGAATAGGCTCTTCTATCATAGTTAATAGTGCCTTTATCATTTTTAGGGATCAGTAGTTCATAGGCTTGGCGACCCATTGCTTTTGCAATAGCATCAATGCTTTCAGCGGTGGCGCTGGCTTCACAATTGATAATGCGGTTAACTGTTGATTGTGCAAGCCCTGAATCGACAGAAAGCTTAACTCTTGATTTTATTCCATCGTTTAACATAAATGTTGTGATGTTATCTGAGAGTATTTTTCCGATCTCGGTCGGAATATATTCTTCTTTTTCTGACTCTGCATGACCTTCTTTTAAATGGTCTACATCCATCCAATATTTACTAATTCTAGTCACATATTCAATTTTACGTGACATTGGATCGGTGAGTTCACGATGACTTTTTAAATCTTTTGGTGATAGGTAACGAGAGATCATACTTGGTGCTACGCCTAACGCATCAGCCAGTAATTTTTGTTTGCCGTTATAGTAGCGTTCAATAATATAAATCAGGTTATCTTTTCTAATTTCAGCAATGCTTTTCATTTCTCCAAGTCCTTTGGTGTCTATTCTTTATACAAATTTGATTAAGTTATGGTGTATTAAACAAACAAATAACCCTTTTGGTAAAGTACCTAAACGGTTACTATTATTTATTGGTTAATCAAATTGGTGAAATTATGGAAGTTTTCGACTTTAAAAAATTTTGGAATAGCTTAACGATTAAGCAAAGAGAAGCATTTTCTCAAAGAACTGGGTATAGCCAACTGTATCTATCACATCAGCTACGCTATGCAAAACGTAAGCCTTCCCTAAGTAAACTCAATAAGTTATATGATATTTGTGTTGAGTTCGGTGCAGATGCAACCAGAGAGCAATTAATCAATTTCTTTATTCGATAATAATTCAAAGGCTATTTATTGATAAGGATCACTTCGGTGGTCCTTAATTTTTTATTGATAACCAATAAGTCTTTTTAGGTTGATATATTTTAAAATAACGGATAGCATTTGCACATACACATAATCAAATGAGGTTGAAATGGAGATTATTAGTCGAAAAGAAGCTGCTTCAAAAGGGCTTGGAAAATTTTTTACAGGTAAGAAATGCAAGAACGGTCATGTTGCTGAACGTTATGTTTGTAATGGTGTTTGCGTTAAATGCAACTTTGAAAATTCAACAGTCTATCGCTCTGTGTTAAAGCAATTAATTAACAGCGCTAAGTGAATGGTGTTTTATGCGTGACTATGGAAAAGTTTCCCCACAATTTTGGATAGGAAAAACAGGTAAGGAAATAAGAGAAAAAGGGCATGAAGCACTTATTGTCTCTATGTACTTATTAACCAATCCTCACGCCAATATGATCGGAATGTATTACCTACCTATTATCTATATGGCGCACGAAACAGGGCTAGGTTTAGAAGGGGCTTCTAAGGGGCTTCTAAGGTGCATTGAAGCAGGTTTTTGCCACTATGATGAGGATGCTGAAGTTGTTTGGGTGATCGAGATGGCAAAATATCAAATAGCATCATCTTTGAAGCCATCAGATAACCGGTGTATCGGTATACAAAGAGAGTATGACTCTCAGCCTAAAAATCAATTTCTATCAATGTTTTATGATAAGTATAAAGATGCTTTTAATTTAAGTTCTGCAAGAGAATCATCGATAAAAAATGAAAGGGGCTTGGAAGGGGCTTTGAAGACCCTACGAAGCCAAGAACAGGAGCAGGAACAAGAACAAGATATAAAACCCCCTAAATCCCCCTTGAAAAAAAAGTCGGTACAAAAGCGAGGTTTTAATATCTTGGAAGAAAAAATACCTGATTGGCTAAATCCTGAAGTTTGGGAGAAGTGGATTGAGTACCGAAAGGAAATCAAGCACCCGATAAAATCGAAACAAACGTTCAGTGGACAAATAAAATTACTCACTGAGTGTTATGAGTTAGGTTTTTCACCTGAAGAAATAATTAGCAAAACCATTACAAATGGCTGGCAAGGACTATTCAAACCAAACGTTTCACCACCACAACGGATCATTCAACCTCAAAAGAACGATGAGTTTATACCGGAGGACTTCTGATGACTGCATCATCAACCTTAGCAAGGCTAAAGCGAATAATGCCTGAGCATATTAAACCTAAATGTACTACTTCTGCTGAATTAATGGCATGGCAACGAGAGCAGGGTAAAATTGATTCAATGAGGATCGCAAATGAAAACCGAGTAGCTCGTTTAAATAAAATCATGGGTAGATCAGGTATTAGACCATTACACCAAAATTGTTCATTCGATAATTATGACGTTACATGTGAAGACCAACAAAGAGCATTGTACAAAGCTAAGAGATACGCTGAGCAATTTGGTAAATCATTTGGTGGGTTCATTTTCAGTGGTAATCCTGGTACTGGAAAAAATCATTTAGCGTCAGCCATAGGCAATCACATTATCCAAAAAGGGAAAAGTATTCTGATCGCTACACTGCCGGACATAATGATGAAGGTTCGTGAAACCTATCAAAAGGATGCTAAAACAACAGAGTCAAAACTGATAGATGATCTGTGTGATGTTGATTTGCTAGTGCTTGATGATGTGGGTGTGCAACGTGGAAACCTCAATGAGGAATTAATTATATTTCAAGTAGTGGATCGAAGACTAGCAAACAAAAAGCCTGTTGGAGTGCTTACAAACCTAAATTATACCCAACTATCCAAAGTGTTGGATGAACGAGTAATAGATCGACTCCGAATGGGAAATCCAACAACGATAAATTTCACATGGCAAAGCTATCGGCGTTTAGTTAAGTAATTTCATAAACTAAAAATCGAATAGGGTTTATTGGATATCAAAATCCTTAGCGTAATAAACACTGGTGAGTTTTATTTGTTGTAGGTATGCGATTGGGTGCCTGAGTAGTGAAAACAGCGTATAGACGATTTGAGAGCGTTTTAAGTAGGTATGAGTTTAATTAAAAACTCTGTTTTTTTATACTTAAAAACATAACCAAATTGGATATATTAACCATAATGATTAATCTATTAAGGGTTATCGTATATGAAATTTATGCAGGATTTAGTTGTTGATATTTTACGTGACAATAAAAAATCATTGTCAGTTAACGAGATAACGGCAATTGCTTCTGATCTCAAGGGAAAGAAGAACCGCTCAACAACCAATTATGCACTGATTAAATTGATTGAAAGCTCTGTTGTAGAACGCAAAGCGGTAGTTGGCATTGGGTATGTATACACGCTAGCGCCTGATTACATGGAGCGTCTACGTGATTTAGATATCAAAAAAGAAGCCTCTCTAATGACCAAGAAGCCAGCAAAACCTACGGATAAGCATGTTATCTGTCAGAAAGGCTCACTAACCTACGTCAGAAAGAGCTTACCACCGTTACAGCATGGAAAGATTGCTGATATTCATAACCGTATGAACGCAATGCTGGTGGCGGTACGCGCATGAAACAGCAAATTTATTATATCAACCCTGTACCAAAACCACGTATGACACAGCGTGACGCATGGAAGAAAAGACCCGTTGTCGTTAACTACCACGCTTTTTGTGACGAGATGAGAGCCAACCGTTTTACGTTACCGGAAAGCGGTGCTCACCTAACGTTTGTTATTCCTATGCCTAAATCATGGAGCAAGAAGAAACGCATTGAGATGAATGGCAAACCCCACCAGCAACGTCCTGATGTCGATAACCTGATTAAAGCCGTTATGGACGCTATTTTTGATGAAGATTGCAGGGTGTGGAATATCAGCGCGTCAAAGCTTTGGGGTGAACAGGGAAAGATAGGGGTAACGTTACCTGAAAATACAGAAAATCATGAACTTATTACCATTCGTTAAGTTCGTGACTGAGTTAATTAATCGTTGAATGAGTTTGGGAAGAAATTATGAGCCAAGAAATTGATGCTATTAGGCTTTGTTACGACATTCTTGATGGTTCTGTATCGCCAGAAAATATCTCATCAGAAGAGGTATATGCCATTTGTACATATCTCGATGAGGTAGTACGTGAAAATCTCACATTTACTCAACAAAACCCTGTGGCATTTATGGATAGCGAAGGTGAAGTAATTAGTGCAGTCAAGAAAGAGTTTGAACAGTTAACTGAAGGTAATCACATAGGTTTCGATATTCCGTTAATTCAAATAAACAAACAATCGTGACATGTCACGCAAGGGCAAATGATGAAAATTAAAACCTCAAAACTAAAAGGATTAGCGCTTGATTGGGCGGTGGGTAAAGCCGTTGGCGTTGATGTTCGTATTGGCAAAGAGTTTGTTGTTGATGCTAATAATTGCGTATATAGCCCATCTAGCGACTGGTTAAAGTGTGGTGAGTTTATTGAGACTTACGCTATCGAACTTATCAATGAGATGTTGAGTAACGATTTCGGACATTATCAAATTGCATGGTCTGCTATCTGTAATTATTTACAAGATGATTATTACGATGGTTATACACCTCAAGAGGCAATTTGTCGCGCTACTGTAGCTGTGGTATTAGGCGGTGAAGTCGATGTGCCTGAGGAGCCATTAAAATGACACATAGTGATCTGTGTGAAATAGCGGTGCGATTCCTGCAAAATAACGGATTTAATGTAGCCTTTGGTGACAGATTCCAGTCAAGAAACGGAACAGGGGAGCAACCTGACGCGATAGGGTTCAGAAGTGGTATAAGTTGTCTGATTGAAGCGAAAGTCAGTCGGTCTGATTTTCTTGCGGACAAAAAGAAGTGGTTCAGACAGCAACCGGAAAAAGGAATGGGCGACTGGCGTTTCTTCTTATCGCCACCGGATATTATTTCATCGGAAGATTTACCTGCTGGCTGGGGGTTGCTCCACGTCAAAGGAAAGAGAGTCTTCAAGGTTCACGGATGGCCTCCCAATACATATTGGTATGACAAAAAACCATTTAAAGCCAATAAGCAGGCAGAATGTGACCATATGTATAGCGCGTTGCGCCGATTGCAAATACGTGGACATCTTCATGAAATCTACGAAGACATTCCGAAAGGAGTTATTTCATGACAGCAAAATCACCTGCTGAACGTAAGGCACTACAACGTAAGCGCCAAAAGGAACTTGGTGTAACAAAGATTGAATTGCTGGTGGATAATCAAGAGCTGGAGATGTTACAGCGTAATTGTGTTCTACGTATGCCTGGTCGTGAACCGTATGATAATGTTGAATACTTGCAGATGCTTATTCGTAAAGATGATGCGGAGTATAAGCGACAAGCTGAGGAACTATCTAAGCGTAAGTGTGAGCGTTGTGGTGAGCAGTTACCCGTTCAGCAATGCTGTTTATCTGGTGATGCTAAATGTTGGGTAACTTATGGATATCGCGAATTACAGCTTAACTTGGTTGACAAAACGATAGCAAAATAGAAATTTGGTTGACGCGATTTTGTCAACCAGATAGCCGTCGGGTGTTCCTTTCTATTTTAATTCCCTCGAATACTGGGGTTTTAAATTGGTGTATTAATACCTAATTAGATTTGAATGTTATATTTTGAATAGCCATAATAACCAAAGAGGTGATGATTATGACTATCAAAAGACCAAGAAAGAAACCTGCACGACAGCCAACGCCTATCAACGACAAGATGGAGCGTTTCTGTCAGGAATATATCAAATCCCCCGATAATCAAACTGATGCTGCAATCTCTGCTGGATATGCTTCTGGCAGTGCTTGCAAGCGCGCATCACAGCTAATGGCTGATCCCCGTATTCAAGAGCGTATCGCACAACTTATGCAACAGCGCAATAAGCGCACCAAGATGAGTGCTGACAATGTACTCAGGCGTTTGGTCGATATGCTTGATGCAGATATTGCCGATATTCTCAATGAGAAAGGTGATATTAAACCAATATCTGAATGGTCACCTATTTGGCGTAAAAGTGTTGCTGCTTTCGATATCATCGATATTGACGGTGATACACGTATTAAAAAAGTAAAGTTACTGGATAAAATCAAGGTGCTTGAACTGATTGGTAAGCACGTTGATATCAATGCCTTTAGAGACAGGGTACAGGTTGATGTAAATGTATCATTGGCTGATAAGTTGGCATCTGCTCGTAAACGTGCTCAGCAAGGGAGCATTGAGTAATGTCAGAAGCTTTGCAGAAGTCACCAGAAGAACAACTCATTGAAGATATTGCATCATTTACGCATGATCCATTAGGTTATGCGTATTACGCGTTTCCGTGGGGTGAAGCTGGTGGAGAGCTTGAAGAATACAATGGTCCTCGCCAGTGGCAAGCCGAAGCATTAAATGAAATCGGTGAACATCTACGCAATCCAAAGACACGCCACCAGCCATTGTTACTTGCTCGTGCTTCTGGTCACGGTATCGGCAAATCTGCATTTATTTCAATGATCATCAAGTGGGGTATGGATACCTGCGAAGATTGTAAGGTAGTCGTCACTGCCAACACCGAAAATCAGCTACGCACTAAAACGTGGCCAGAAATAGCGAAGTGGCAACGCCTATCACTAACTAATAATTGGTTTACTTGCACTAAGACAGCTATCTACTCAAACGATCCTAATCATGCTAATGCTTGGCGTGCTGATGCGGTACCATGGTCAGAAAACAACACGGAGGCATTCGCAGGGCTTCACAACAAAGGTAAGCGCATTATCTTGGTGTTTGATGAAGCATCTAACATTGCCGATCTGGTATGGGAAGTGGCAGAAGGAGCGTTAACGGATGAAGGAACAGAAATTATTTGGATAGCATTTGGTAACCCAACACGTAATACAGGGCGTTTTCGTGAGTGTTTTCGTAAGTTTAAACATCGTTGGAACACCAAGCAGATTGATAGTCGTACCGTTGAAGGTAGCAACAAAGAGCAGATTAAAAATTGGGAAGAGGACTACGGCGAAGATAGCGACTTCTTTAAAGTCCGTGTTCGTGGTGTGTTCCCGTCAGCATCAGAACTACAGTTTATTCCAACAGGTTTAACCGATGAAGCCATGAAACGCATTGTCACACAAGCCGAAGTTTCTCATGCGCCTGTAATTATTGGTGTTGACCCTGCCTATTCTGGTATTGATGATGCGGTGATTTATCTGCGCCAAGGTTTATTTAGTAAGTGCTTGTGGACGGGCTTTAAAACAACTGACGATGTTGTTATGGCAAAGCGTATTGCTGACTTTGAAGATCAATACAAGGCTGATGCTGTTCATATCGATTTTGGTTACGGTACCGGTATTCACTCTATTGGAACAAGTTGGGGACGCGTGTGGCGTTTAGTCAAGTTTGGTGGTGCATCAACAGATCCACAAATGCTAAACAAACGTGGTGAAATGTATAACAGCGTTAAGACATGGCTTAAAATTGGCGGGGCTATTGATGATCAGGAAACCGCAGATGATTTGTCATGTGGTGAATACAAAGTTCGTGTTATCGATAGTAAGATTGTACTAGAAGATAAAACAGAAATTAAAAAGCGTCTTGGTCGTTCACCCGGTAAAGGTGATGCGCTCGCACTGACGTTCGCCTATCCAGTCACCAAAATAGATAGAAATTACTCTTCACCTCATTCTGGCGTTAATGTTAGCAATTCAGATTACGATCCATTCGCATAAAAAAAGCCCTCTGGAGTAGAGGGCAAACAGTCCTAATGTAAAGCACGCTGTCGTGGTAACAATACCGAGAAAAATGCAGTGGCATTGCATAACCAAAATGGTAGTTATAATTTTCAATATTGTCAAATAACATGTATTATTAATTTAATATGCAATATTGGTTAATTATAAAGGTGTGTCGATATGTGTAATCCATTTGGCAATACTCCAAAAATTACAACTCCTCCTGCTGTTCAGGCAGCACCTCAAGAACAAGATGCGGCAGTAACGGGTAGTCGTGATGATGAAATGCGTCGTCGCCGTGCAGCCGCAGGTCGTAAGTCTACGTTACTAACAGGTGCGCAGGGTGCGACAAGTTCAGCATCCACCAGCGGTAAAACCTTACTTGGTCAATAAGGGGTGACTATGTCAACGCCATTGAAAGAACAGCTACTGCAACAACTTAATCAGTTGGAAACAGAGCGTAGCTCATTTGAACCGCATTGGCGTGAATTGTCAGATTTCACTCGTCCTCGTAGTACGCGCTTTACTGCGTCTGATGTTAATCGAGGTGATCGCCGTAATAGTAAAATTATTGACCCTACGGCGTCTTTAGCTTCATCGGTGCTTTCAAGTGGCATGATGTCAGGCATTACAAGTCCTGCTCGTCCTTGGTTTCGTTTAGCAACACCTGATCCTGATTTAATGGATTATGGCCCTGTAAAACTTTGGCTAGAAACCACAGAACAACGCATGAACGAAGTGTTCAATCGTTCTAATCTCTATCAGTCATTACCGTTGATGTATGGGGATTTAGGTACCTTTGGCACTGCAGCAATGGCAGTTGTTGAAGATAGCCAGCGTATTATCCGTACCGTTCATTTCCCTCTTGGCAGTTACTACATTGCGAATAGCCCAAGCCTGAGTGTTGATGTTTGCTATCGCAAATTTACGATGACCGTTCGCCAGTTGGTAATGGAGTTCGGGATTGATAGCGTTAGCGACACTGTTAAATCAATGTGGAATTCAAGTCAGTACAGCCAATGGGTTGAAGTGGTTCATGCCGTATATCCAAACCTTGAACGACAAACAGGAAAGTTAGAGGCGAAGCACAAGCCTTTTAAATCCGTTTATCTTGAAGTGGCGGGTGATCACGAGAAAGTGTTACGTGAGTCTGGCTATGATGAATTTCCTATCATGGCGCCACGTTGGGAAGTCAATGGTGAAGATGTTTACGGTTCATCTTGCCCTGGTATGTTGGCGTTGGGTGGTACTAAAGCACTTCAATTAATGCAAAAGCGTAAAGCGCAGATGATTGATAAGCTGACCAATCCACCTTTACAAGTGCCAGCATCATTAAAAAACCAACGGGTAAATACCATACCCGGAGGCATTAACTATCTTGATGAGGTAAATCCTACTAATAAAATTCAAACGATTTTTGATGTTCAACCCGTAGCATTGAAAGCACTACTTGAAGATGTTCAAGATACCCGTCAACTGATTGATACCGCTTACTTTGTTGATTTGTTCCGCATGATGCAAATGGTGAATACGCGCTCTATGCCGATTGAAGCCGTTGTTGAAATGCGTGAAGAGAAGCTATTGCAATTAGGGCCTGTTCTGCAACGCCTTGATTCTGAGTTACTCGACAAACTGATTAATCGCACTTTCTCAATCTTAGTAAATAAAAACTTACTTCCCATTGCACCTGATGAAATGCAGGGAATGGATCTAAAGGTTGAGTACATTTCTGTAATGGCTCAGGCACAGAAAGCGATTGGTGTTGGCAGTATCGAACGCTTTGCTGGCTTTGTTGGCAATCTGGCAAAAGTTAAGCCTGAAGCCCTTGATAAGCTTAATGCTGATGATGCCATTGATAATTATGCGTCTGCTATTGGTGTCTCTCCAACTATCGTTGCAACCAATGAGCAAGTACAAGCCATACGTCAACAACGACAAGCACAGCAACAACAAATGGCTCAGATGCAAATGGCGCAGTCCGCTATTGATGGTGCTAAAACCCTCAGTGATACCAATCTTGATAATGATAGTGCCTTGTCCGCTATGGCTGGTGGAGGTGCTCAATGACACATCCATTCGATGCGTATGAAGACGAGAGAATTGCTCGCACTGAATACGATATTCAACAAAAAAATAGGCAAGAGAAAGAGGAACAACAGCTAAAAGAGGTTATGTCCACAGAAGCTGGGCGTGCTGTTATTTGGCGTTTGATTTCTGACTCTGGCGTATTTCGTAGCTCTTTTTCTAATGATCCATATGCAACTGCCTTTAGAGAGGGCGAGCGTAACTATGGGTTAAAAGTTTTCAATCAATTACACCAAGTTTGCCCTGAGCTTTATGCGCAAATGGCAAATGAAGCAACTACACCAAGCGTTTAACAACGGGAGAAACAGTCATGAACTTATGGCGGAAATTAATTATGCGTCGTTTGTATAACGAGCAACACAGCGAGGGAGGTGAAGGCGGTGGCGGTACAGCAACGGAACCTACTCAAGAAACATCAGCAACAGATAAAAATGAGCCACCAGCAAATAGTGATGATCCTACTAAAAGCACTGAAAAAGAGAATGGTGGAGAGCAGGGTAAGCCGGCTGATAAGAAAAATGATGCCAATAAATCAGATGTAGGTGCGCCTGAAAAGTATGAATTTAAAGCACCAGAAGAAGGGCAAGAGCTTGATAAAGGTGCATTAGAAGTCTTTGAGCCGATTGCTCGTGAGCTGAATTTAAACAACGAACAAGCGCAAAAACTGGTTGATGTTTATGGCTCTAAAATCATGCCTGCTATTCAGAAACAAATCAATGATGGTTGGCAAAAGCAGACTGAGCAATGGGTTAAAACTGTTAAAGCAGATGAAGAATTAGGATCAAATGAGTCTATTGGTGCAGCACAAAAGGCATTAGATACCTATGGTTCTGATGATTTGAAATTGTATTTAACAGAAACAGGGTTAGGTAATCACCCAGAGATTATTCGGGCTTTTGCCAAGATAGGCAAAGCAATGTCAGAGGACGGTCTTGTCACTGGCAACAGTAACGGCAGTAAAAGTGCTGCTGATGTTTTATTTGGATAACAAAGAGGAAATAACATGCCTGCTTTAACTCTCGTTGATTGGGCTAAACGACAAGGCCCTGACAGCAAGCAAGCGAAGATTGTTGAGCTGTTAAGTCAAACTAATGAAATATTAGATGACATGGTTTTTGTTGAAGGCAACTTGCCAACAGGCCACCGTACAACCGTTCGTACTGGTTTACCATCTGCAACATGGCGCTTGCTTAACTATGGTGTTCCGCCTAGTAAATCAACCACAGCACAAGTAACCGATACAACGGGTATGCTGGAAACTTACTCTGAAGTTGATAAAAAACTGGCTGATCTAAATGGTCAGAAAAATGAGTTTTTACTGTCAGAATCTCTTGCATTTATTGAGTCAATGAATCAGGAAATGGCAGAAACTTTAATTTATGGTGATACATCTGTACATCCTCAGCGCTTTACGGGTTTAGCCGCACGCTTTAACGATATGAAAGCGAAGAATGCCGTCAACATTATTGATGCTGGTGGTACTGGTAGTAACTTAACTTCTATTTGGTTAGTGGTATGGGGTGAAAATACGGTTCATGGCATTTTCCCTAAAGGTTCTAAAGCAGGTTTAGAACAAAACCATTTAGGTGAAGTGACGTTACAAGATGATAATGGTGGTAAATATCAGGGGTATCGCACCCATTTTAAATGGGAAAATGGACTAACGGTGCGTGACTGGCGTTATGTCGTCCGTATCGCCAATATTGATTTATCTAAAATTGGTAAAGATCCAGAAAAGGAAGATGCTCTTGACCTTCCTGACTTATTGATTCAAGCAATTGAAAAAATTCCTAATTTATCATTAGGCCGTCCAGCTATTTATTGTAATCACCAAATCCGTAGCTGGATGCGTCGCCAAATTAAAAACAGTAAAAACGTCAATATTTCTATGGCAGAAGTGGCAGGTAAGAAAGTCGTCACATTCGATGAGATCCCTGTTCGCCGAGTTGACACCATTCTAACGACAGAAGATCAGGTGAAATAAGTTATTGCGGTGTCGTTTAACGGCTCTGCTAACTTTCATTTATTTGGAGATAGTCAAAATGATTTTAGATAAAGAAACGCTTTTTTCACTGGATCAGGCTGTTACTGCATCTGCTGTAAGTAAGCAAATTATCGACTTAACGCCAGTGCATGGCACATTTCGTGATATCGGTATTGGTGAGCCATTAGAGCTGTTTGCACAAGTGACTGAACAGGCTAAAGCAGCTGGTGAAGCGACTGTTCAAATCAAGTTAGAAACCGCGACAGACGATAAATTCTCTGATGCTAAATCTATCTTTGAATCTGTGGCAATGCCAATTGCTGATTTAAATGCAGGTAAACGTATTGTGGCGAAAGTACCTCAAGGCGTTCTGAAGTACCTGCGCCTGCAATATGTTGTTGCAGAAGGGCCATTAACGGCGGGTAAGTTCACTGCGGGCATTAACCTAACTGTTGATGCTCATCCTATTTACGATGCTGTAACTCAATAAGGTGTGACATGTCACGATATAAGGTTTTAAAAAATCATTTATCGCTGGGCGTCTACTTGAAATCGGTGAAGAGGTTGAGTACGACGGTATAGCTGGCGCTAACTTAGCGTTAATTGGTGGCGCTGATGCTCGACTTGATATTCATAGTGTGGCTGATGGGGCTGGTGATAATACTGTTGAAGGCGTAAGTAATATTGCTGTAAGCGGTTCAGGTGTGGCGATTGACTCAAGCCTTGATGCGCTTCGTGAGCAATATACCCAGCTATTTGGTAAAGCACCTCATCACAATATGGGCGCAGATAAAATGCGCACCGCAATAGATGAAAAGCGGAAAGAACTTGGGGTTTAACCCCCGATGATAAAGGGGGCGAAAGCCCCTTTTTTATTGGAGATAAATGATATGGCCTCAGAAATTGAAATTTGCAATATTGCATTAAGTCGCATTGGTAATAGTCGTTCAATTAATAGCATGACTGAATCCAGCAAAGAAGCCGTTCAATGCAACCTTCATTATGCGCAATGCCGTGACAGTGTGCTGGCCGATTTTCCTTGGAACTTTGCTACTAAAAAGGTGGCATTAGCCAATACAAATAATCCACCACCTAATTGGGCGTATGCCTATCGCTATCCCAATGATTGCTTAAAAGCCATTGGTATTGTCGAACCTCATCAAAAGTACCGTAGACCAGATACAGCAATCCATTTTCATGTTGGTTCAGATGAAAACGGTACAGGTCGATTAATTTTTACTGATCACCCTAGTGCATGGCTTGAGTATGTTGCACGTATTACTGATGTCAATATGTTTGATGCGTTATTTAAAGATGCCCTTGCATGGCGTTTAGCGGCTGAGTTGGCTCGTCCATTGGCATCAAATGCAGGTATTGGTGATGAAGCATTACAAATTTATCAAGGTGTTATTAAAAGCGCGGCAGCACATTCATTAAGTGAGTCAGCAGAGCCAACTGATTATATGGATGAATTCACACAAGCGAGGTTGTCATAATGCCATTTAGTCTTATTCAACCTAGTTTTTCAGGCGGTGAAATTGCACCAAGCCTATATGGTCGTGTTGATCTTGCGAAGTATTCAACCGCACTGCGCAAGTGCCATAACTTTATTGTTCGTCAATATGGTGGCGTTGAGAATAGACCCGGAACACGCTTTATTGCTGAAACAAAGTATCAAAATAAGAAGTCTCGCCTTATTCCTTTCCAATTCAGCACTGTACAAACCTATGCGTTAGAGTTTGGTGATCGTTATATTCGCGTATTTAAAGATGGTGGTCAGGTTCTCTATGCTGATGGTGAACATAAAGGCGAAGTGTTTGAGTTAGAGACACCTTATAAAGAAGCTGATTTGTTTGATTTGAAGTATACGCAATCAGCCGATGTTATGACGATTGTTCATACTGATTATCCACCAATGGAGTTACAGCGTTACGATCATGATGATTGGAAGTTAGTCTCCGTTGAAACCAAGAACGGTCCCTTTGAAGATATCAATACCGATAAGGCAATGAAAGTTTATGCCAGTGCAAGCACGGGGCAAATTACGTTAACGTCTACGCATGATATTTTTGGTACCGAGCAAATAGGTAAGCAGTTCTATTTAGAGCAACGTGATATTGATGCGGTTCCTGTATGGGAGACAGATAAAACAACCAACCTTAATGATCAACGCCGTGCTGACAGTAACTACTATCGTGCCAATAGTGGCGGTAAAACAGGAACACTAAGACCGTCTCATACTGAAGGAATGAGCTGGGATGGTTGGGGTGGTGATACAGGGATCCAGTGGGAATATTTGCATAGTGGTTTTGGTATCGTAAAAATTGAAACTGTTAGTGAAGATGGCAAAACAGCCACAGGAAAGGTGATCTCTTATATTCCATCCAATGCCGTTGGTGAAGATAATGCAAGCCATAAATGGGCGCGTGCAGTGTGGAATGATGTTGATGGTTATCCAAGCACCGTTGTTTATTATCAACAACGTTTATTCTTTGCTGGCTCTCGTGCCTATCCACAAACGATATGGGCCAGTCGTAGCGGTGACTATAAAGACTTTGGTCGCAATAATCCTATTCAGGATGATGATCGCATTATCTACACGTATGCAGGTCGTCAAGTTAATGAAATTCGCCATTTGATTGATGTCGGTTCGCTGGTGGCATTGACCTCTGGTGGTGAATATCAAATTACAGGCGATCAGAACAAAGTACTTACACCTTCCAGTTTTTCAATGTCATCACAAGGGGCTAACGGCTCAAGTGATTTACCGCCGATCTCTGTTGCGAACATTGCGCTTTATATACAAGAGAAAGGTAGTGCTGTGCGTGATTTATCGTATTCCTTTGATGTGGATGGGTACCAAGGCACTGACTTAACTATGTTGGCAAATCATCTATTTCAACGTCATCGTATTGTTGATTGGTCATTTACTACGGTTCCATATTCAATTGCATGGTGCATTCGTGACGATGGGTTAATGCTGGCTTTAACCTATTTAAGAGAACAGCAAGTTTTTGCATGGGCACCACAATCGACAGAAGGGAAATTTGAGTCCACATGTTCCATCAGTGAAGGCAATGAAGATTCAGCTTATTTTATTGTCCAGCGTACAGTAAACGGCAAACAGGTTCGATATGTAGAGCGCTTGGCTAGCCGTTTATTTACTCGTACAGAAGATGCTTTCTTTGTGGATTCAGGCTTAAGTTATGACGGTAGAAACACAGATGATGTAAAAACAGCAACCATCACGGGTGGATCAGGTGAGTGGAACTATCAAGAAAACTATCCATTAGTGATTTCAGGCGATCCAATTTTTAGTGCTTCTGATATTGGTAGTGCCGTCAATATTCCTTATTTTGAAGATAATGAACATAAAGAGCTTCGCTGTAAGATTGTTCAATATGTATCTGCAAATCAAGTGGTTATTTCTGCTAATCGCAATATTCCACCAGCATTACAAAATACGCCAACGACTGAATGGAGCATTGCCCGCTATCGCTTTGCTGGCTTAAATCATCTTGAAGGTAAGACAGTTAATATTCTCTCTGATGCTAATGTTTCACCTCAGGCTATTGTCACCAATGGTGCAGTGGAAATTGATACGCCATCAGCCGTAGTGCATATCGGATTACCTATTACCAGTGAATTAGAAACACTTGATATCCATATTAATGGGCAAGAAACATTACTTGATAAGAAGAAACTTATTAAGGTTGCCAGCTTAATTGTAAATAGTAGTCGGGGGATTTGGGCTGGTACTGAAAAAGAACGGCTATATGAGTATCCTCAACGTCAATTCGAGTTTTACGACAATCCTGTTGATGATGCCACAGGCATTGTTGAAATTAATTTAGATGCAGATTGGAGCAAAAACGGACGTGTCTTTATTAGACAGGTTGATCCTTTACCGTTAGCGGTGCTCTCTGTTATTCCGCGTATTGATGCTGGTGGTTTCTAATATGAAAAAACATCATGTACAAATCATTCCTGCTACTCATGAACATATTGTTCGTTTATTACCACATGTAAGACAAGCTGATGTTGATGAGTTCTACGCTATGTCAATGCAAACACCTGAGCAGGTATTACGACATGGCTTATCTGTTTCTACTAAAGCCTATGCCGGCATTATTAATGATGAAGTCGTGACTATTTTTGGTGTTGCTTCTGTCTCATTACTTACTGGTTTAGGTATCCCTTGGCTAGTGGGGACTGATTTATTAGAGCAACACCAGAAAACCTTTCTACGACGCTGTAAACCCATCTTAAAACAGATGTTAGGGCAATACCCAACACTGATGAATTATGTCGATGAACGTAATCATATTGCTAAGGCTTGGCTCCATTGGTTGGGGTTTCAGATTGAAGAAGCAAAGCCAGCAGGTTTACTTCAGTTACCTTTCCATCGTTTTACATTGAGGGCTAAATAATGTGTGAACCAACAACATTAGCGGCAGCAGTAATTGGTACTTCTGCGTTGCAAGCATACGGACAATATACCGATGGTAAATTTCAAGCATCAGTGGCTAATCAAAACGCCAAAATTAATGAAGATGCTGCACTTGATGCAATTAATAAAGGTAACGCTCAGGCACAAGAACAGCGTAGACGTACTCGCCAATTAGCCGGCACACAGGCGGCAACAATGTCAGCCAGTGGCATTGATTTAAGCACTGCTGGGGCTTTAGATATTTTAGGTGATACTGCTGCAATGGGTGAGCTTGATGCGTTAACTATGGTTAATAACGCTTCTCGTGAAGCGTATGGCTATCGTATGCAAGCTGAGAATGATCGCCTTAATGCAAAAATGGCAAGACGCTTAGGCAATATGGGTGCAATGACAACGTTATTAACAGCACCTATTCAAGCTTATGGCGCGTATCAGTTGGCTGGTGGTACATGGAGTCCGTTCGGTGGTGGTGGCTCAGGTGCTGCGAAAGCCGGCAAAACATTCGCTAAAGCACCAAAAGGATTTTAATTATGCCAAAGGTTCCTACATACGATAATAGAACGGTTATGCCTGAACAGTTACCGAATAATGGGTTTTCTGTTCAATCATCACCTGATGCTTTTGGCGCTGGCATTGGTCGTGTTGGTGAGCAATATGTTGGTTTGTTTGCAGAAGCAAAACAAAGGGCCAATGTTGCACTGGCGCAAGATGCCGCATTACAGCTACGACAAAAAGCCAATGAACTGATGACCGATCCGCAAAATGGATTACTTTCACAGCAAGGTAAGAATGCGATTGGTAAAGCGTCTGAGTATGAGCAGTCATTTCGTGATTATGCTGGTGAAATATCATCAACATTACCTGACGATATTGTTCGACAAAGCTTTATGCAACAAGCGCAAGAAATGGGTGTTCAGTTTGCATCACAAGCGAATCGTCATGAGATGGGGCAAATCAAATCTTATGAACAAGATCAGTTTCAATCAACGCTAACATTAAATGCAGAGTCTGCCGCATCAATGTACGGTGATAATCAGGCTTATATCTCTGCACATAAACAAGTGTTTCAGCAAATAGAAGAGTTTGGATTATCACACGGTTGGGGTGAAGAGCAGATCCTCGCCAAGAAACAAGAATTCAAAGTGGCAACTGCTCGTAAAGCGATTGAAAACCAACTCGGTGCTGATTATATGGGGTTCTTAGAACGAAATGGAGAACCTTCAAGCCTTGGTGGTGCTACCAGAAATAATGCGTTCTATGGTGGTACTGTTGGTAAAGTTAAAGGAATGACCCAACAGGGTAATATTAATTTACTCAATAGGCCAACAGTTAAAAACGAAGACGGCTCAATTAGTACAGTAAGAACGATTTCTATTGGTACCGATGATGGTGAAGTGCTAATACCTACCGTAAGTGACGATGGCAAGCTGTTATCTGATGATGAAGCTATTGCGTTATACGAGCAAACAGGTAAGCACTTAGGGATTTTTGATAACCCTGAAGATGCTACTGCTTACGCTGATAATCTGCATAAACAGCAAGAGAATATGTATACACCTAGTAACGGTGATACAAGAGGTGTTAGAAACAACAACCCTGGTAATATTCGTATATCTAGCAATAAATGGGTAGGGCAAACCGGTGATGATGGTGCATTTGCTAAGTTTGCCACACCTGAGCACGGTATTAGAGCATTAGGTAAAAATCTACTTTCTTATGCTCGACAGGGTTTTGTTACACCAGAGCAGATCATTAATCGTTGGGCGCCACCAGAAGATAATAATGATACTCAAGCATACATTGAGTATGTATCTGATTACCTTGGTGTTGCACCTAATCAACCATTAGATTTAACGAATTTAGATACCTTAACGCATTTATCGACAGCGATAATGTATAAAGAGAATGGGCGTAACCGTGTTAATTACACTGATGAGCAGATAGCAACAGGCATACAGTCAGCACTTGGTTTTGTTGAGTTACAAGCGACATCAGAAGCACCAAAACTATTAACCGGATCTGCTGCTTTCGATGCCTTAGATGAAGCTGACCAAGCAAAATATTTACGACAAGCAGAACAGCTACGCAAGCAAAAACAAGGTGAGTTACAGCAACAACTCGGTACTCGTGTAGCGGACTCTTACGCAGCATGGGAAAGAGGGCTTGAAGCACCTAATGCGCCTACTCATGATGAATTAATCTCTGCGTTTGGCTATGACAAAGGTTCGGCTATGTCTGCTGATATGCAAGAAGCTAAGCGTTATGCTGGTTTTATGTCAGCAGCTAAAGAGATGTCTCCACAAGCACAGCAAGCTTTGTTATCACAAATTAGACCTCAAACGGGTGAAGCAAACTACGAAAGCAAAATTCAACGTTGGGAGAAATTTGGTAAGTTCGTTGAAGGTAATATCAAGGAACAAGATAAACAGTTTGCAGCTAACCGATTACAGCTTTCCATTCAAAATAATTTTCCACTTGATCCTAATGATAAGAATAATCAGCAGGCAGCAGATGATTACTTTGAAAAACATATTCAGCAGAGCTTTAATTTACGTGATGATAACAGCTTAAATGCCGTTGCTGAACTTACAGCAAGAACAGGGATTATCCCATCACAAGTTAAGTCTATATTGAATATGGGGGCAACATCTAAAGATCCTGAAGTTGTTCTTCCTATCGCGAAAATGTATGGGCAGATATTTGATAACAATCCGGCATCAGCGACTGATATTCCATCAAGCACAATGGCGTATTACTCAAAAGTATATAGTTTAAGTCGTGCAGGTATGCCTGATGAGAAAGCGGTAGAAACTGCATTTAAGACGACATTTGAACAAGATGAACGCACTAAGCAAATGATCGCTTCTCAAATCAGGGATAAAGGATATATCAAGGATAGAGATAAAGCGGCGCAATCTAATATCAATGATTTTTACCCTTGGTATAAACCATTTTCTTCACCAAGCGTTAGTAAGCCTGGTACTCAAAATGGCGCTTACTTACGTGACTATCAAACACTGTATGACGCTAACTTTGCTGAAACAGGCGGTGACGTAGAACTCGCCAAGAAAATGACTAACGCTCAAATTAAAAGAACGTGGGCGGTATCAAATATTAATGGTAGCGAAGAAGTTATGCGTTATGCACCAGAAGCCGTATACGGTATTAATGAATCAGGTGCCGGAAACTGGATTGCTGGTCAATGGGAAGAAGAGAAAAAGAAATTAATATCTAAGTCATTTGGTGGCGCTTCTTCTGGCACTGAAATCGTTATTGTCTCTGATGCAGTGACACCAAGAGATTACAGCTACGGCATAATGATAAAACAAATCGGTAGTGATGATATCCCTATTTATCGTCCATACACGGGAGATAACGGCTTGCCTATTCGCTTTAAACCAGAACAGTCATCATCACCAATGTACAAAGAGGTAATGGAAAAACGCCAGCAAAGCGTTAAGGAAGCTCAGGATAAAAGGGAACGAGAAGAAGCATTGGATAAATCGCGCTCAGAGTTTGATGAACGTCGTCAAAGTGTCCGTGAGCAATATAAAGAAGCTCACAATGAGCGAGTAAATAAATTCAATAATTATTTTTCTTGGGATAAAAACTGATGCCTATTTACGAACAACAACCTGATGAGATTTTATCTGCGGATATTAATGCTGTTCAGCAAACAGAACCTACTTATGGTGATAATGTTTCACCATCTTGGTATGACCCTATTAATCCGCTTGATGATAGACGGCAAACTAAAGAATTACGTGATGCGGCGTTTCGTATAGATAACTCAGTGGGTAGTTTGATTGCTACTGCACCTTTTAATCAATTTGAAGATGTAGACGGTTATAACCCATTTGAAGATGAATTGACGCTTTCAGGCTATGAAGACTATGCCGATGCCTTTATTCATTCAAACTCTCCTCAAGAAACCGCTGCAATAAAACAACGCATTGATCGTGAGAAGAATGATAGACAGCAATTAATGGATTCAGGCGGTGCCGGTATTGTGAGTAGCATAGCTATGGGGGTTATTGATCCAATTAATGTTGCTGCAATGATGATACCAGGTGGTGCAATAGTAAAAGGTGGTAGTGTTGGTGCAACAGCAGGTAAGTTTGCATTGGCAAATACTGCTGGTGGCGTAGCTTCTGAAATGGCATTACATAGTACCCAAGAAACACGAACATTAACTGAGAGTGCGATTAACGTTACGCTTGATGCCATGATTGGCGGAACCTTAGGTTCAGCTGCGCAATTAGTTAGAAATCGAGGTGAGTTAATTAATAAAGTTAGAAATGACATTATTGAACCTCAACCAAGTAATAATCCACCAGCCAATCAATCTGGTGATCGAAGCATTGGTGCTGCGGAAGTTGCTAATACCACACTTGAACAAGAGACACTAAAAGGGCCCTCTTTTGTTAATAGAACAATGATGGTTAGCCCTGTTGGCCGTGTTGCTCAATCACCCTCTAAAACAGCGCGCCAAATTAACCAACAACTTACAGAAAATAACTTTACCTTTGCTAAAAATGAAGAAGGTATTGCGACATTTACCGCTGTTGAAACAAAAGTGAGAGGTTATGAAACACTTGTTTATAAGCAAGTAGAATCGACGAAAGATCACTTTAAACAGTATCGTCAATCTGGTGGCCGTGATATGAGCTATTACCAATTTAGTGAAGCTGTTGGTGATGCTATGCGCAATGGTGATACTCATGCGATACCACAAGTGGCAGAGGCGGCACGTTCTATTAGACCTATTGTCGAAGCAACCAAAGATAGAATGGTTGAATTAGGGATCTTACGTGAAGGTGTAAAGGTGACAACGGCACAAAGTTATTTCCCTCGTATTTATAAATTCGACAAGATTTTAAATGATCGTACTGAGTTTAAGAAAATCATTGCTGACTGGTTAGAAGAGATTAATCAAACCTCGATAAATAAAGCTAAAGGTAGCCTTGATCGTGCTGAAATTGGTATTGATAAAGCACGTAACGCTTCACCACAAGCTGAACGTTTAGGGCTTGAGATTAAAGAGGCTGAGAGTTGGTCAGGTAAAAAAACTTTGTTGATGGATGATATTAATAAATATCAAAAAATCATTAATGAAAAGAATGCGGTAGAAGTTGAGCTAAATTCACTATCTAACCTTGCTAAGTTAAATAAAACTCAAACAAGAAGACAAGCAACATTACAAAGAAAATTACAGCGTATTAATGATGCTGAGAATAAATTACCTGCATTACAACGTAGCGTTGATATTCTTGATAACCCTAGCAAGTTTAGAAATGAACATCGTCGTTTAGCACGAACTGCGAATTCTTTAACTCGCCATGACAGAATTAGGCAATCAGCATTAAATCGCATGACACCTTTAGAGCGTGAAGAATTAGATGCCGCAGCAGATGATATCGTTAATAAAATTATTGGTGCACCGTCAGGCATTGTACCCAGTGAACTGATCCCTGATGGATTAGTTAAACGCGCTGGTTTTACAAAAGATAGAACCCTAAACATTCCTGATGAACGCATTAAAGACTATCTCGAATCAGATGTTAATTATGTAATGGAAAACTATATTCGCCAAGTGGCGCCTGAAATTGAACTTACAGCTAAATTTGGTCGTGTTGATATGGATAATCAAATCAAAGCGATTACAGAGGAATACAACCAGCTTATTGCTGATGCAACCACACCTAAAGAACGTAGTCGATTAGAAGCACGAAGAGAAGCTGATTTACGTGATATTCGTGCTATGCGTGACCGTCTATTAGGAACTTATGGCGCACCTAAAGATCCATCTAGTTTCTTTGTTCGTGCTGGTCGTGTGGCTCGTCACGTTAACTTCTTACGTTTATTAGGTGGCATGACAATATCATCGTTACCTGATATGGCTCGTCCGATTATGCAACACGGCTTACGTAGTGCGTTAAAACCATTGGGTAAGATGCTAACTGATATCGGTGCTATGCGTATTGCTAAAACTGATTTACGTGAAATGGGTATTGGTCTTGAATATGTATTATCCAGTCGTTCTAAGGTGATTGCTGACCTTAACGATCCATATAGCAGACGTAGCTATTTAGAACGTGGTTTACAATGGTCATCACAGAAATTTGGCAACCTTACGCTGATGAATCAATACACCGATACTATGAAAATGTGGTCTGGTGTTATTACTCAATCTAAGGTACTGAGAGCGGCAAATACTTTAGATGCTGGTGGTACGCTAAGTAAACAAGAAATAAAGAAACTCGCTCATATTGGTATCGATGAATCAATGCTAAAGCGTATAGCAGATCAGTTTAAGCGACACGGTGAAGACTTAGACGGCATGTTAACAGGACATAGCCACTTATGGGATGATCGTGTTGTGCGTGAAACTTTCCAAGCGGCAGTATTAAAAGACGTAAGAACCACGGTTATCACACCGGGCATTGGTGATACACCATTAATGATGAGCAGTGAACTAGGTAAGATAGTTATGCAGTTTAAAACCTTCTTCTTTGCTACTCACAATAGAGCGCTGGTCTCAGGCATACAATCGGGTGATGCATCATTTTACTATGGTGCATTGCTTCAGGTTGCACTTGGATCCCTAGTCTATATTCTCAAGGCTAAAATGGCAGGGCGTGATATTAATACTGAACCGGCTAACTTAGTGAAAGAAGGGTTAGACTGGTCAGGGATGATGGGGTGGCTAGGTGAGCCTAATAACGTATTGGAAAACCTTAGCGGTGGTACTTATGGTATGAGTGCCATGTTTGGTGGTCCACCAGCATCACGTTATCAAAGCCGTAATGGAATTGGTGCCTTATTAGGTCCTACATTTGACCTTGGTGGTGATATTAAAAACATCACATCAGGTGTATTAAACGGTGAGTTTGATGATAGAGAAGTGCGGTCTGTGCGCAAACTATTACCTTTCCAAAACTTGTTTTATTTGTCACCATTATTGAATCAGGTTGAGGAGCAGATGAAGTAGGAATATCAAATGGGGCTCTTTGGTAAAATAAAAAAGAAAACTAGTCAGATTTTTATCTGATAAATTTAATACAATGAGATGTTAATATGTCAATAGAGAATGAGCAAAATAAAGAAAAGCTAATTGAATATTTTAAAAAGGAAAAAGAGAAAAAAACTAGTGTTTTTTTATCAAAAACAAGGACTGTGGCTCTATCTTTTATACCTGGAGTTAAACAGATAACGCAATTTAGAAGTGATTTGATTGAATACCTAGATGAGAATGAAGTATTAAGGCTAGTTGAATTTTTTTATGGCATTAACTATAAAGACAACCCTCAGATGTTACAAGCTCTTGGCCCTGAGTATGCTGAGATGATTATAAATTGTGTCATGAAAGAATTGGAAAATAATAAAATTAATTATTATATTAATTTAATACTAAATATTAGTAATACAAATTATTCAGAATCAGATAGAAAAAATTTTTTATATATATTGAAGAATTTAACGAATTCATCTATTGAACTAATAAAATACTATTATATATCTAGTAAGTATGATTTAGTTGGCTATAAAAACAATGAATCTTATGAGCACTCAATTGCGAATAAAGGTATTAATTTTTTCTCTATGAACTTTAGTATCTTGAGAAATTATGGGTTAATAAATCAACCTACAACTTTTTATAGTGGGAGTGTTGTTCATCAATCGTTAATACAATTATCAGATTTGATTTTTGATAAATCAACATTAACACCTGATTATATTTATGAAAAAGAAAAGGAATTTTATGATGTTATTTTTATAAAAACTATTGAAAAAAAAGGTGTTTTTCCTGATGTATTAGTGGATGGTTTAATAAAAAAAGGCACTTCTATTAAAGTATTAACGGAAAGTGAGTGGGAGGAATATAAATATATAGCTAGATTATATGTTTCAACAAGGGAATCAAAAAAAACAAATTTTAATAAAAAATATATTGAACTGTTAATAGAAGATAAAAATAAATTAAATACTAACTCATCAGATGAAAAAATCTGAATATATATGATATAGAATATGACTATATATCAATGGCTAATCGCTCACCAATACAGAATAAAAGATTAAAATCAATACTCGAACAAGTAGAGAATAAAATAGTAGAATTGTTGAAAAAAACTGATAAATAGCACCGCTTAAGCGGTGCATTGTTCTTATTTCTTTAATTCAGCTAAAATACATTCCACTAACGGTATTATATTTTTATTGCCTCTCATCTTCTGAACTATAAAGTTTCTCATTGCAATCAGTTCTACAAGCGGAGCTGATACATCATGACCATCGCTTTCCATCTTTGTTAAAAGTGCTTCAAGGTTTGATTTTGTAATTAACTTTTCAATCCCTTTATCGGTATTCACTACATCTGGATAGTTAGCTGGTGCAGGGTATTCATACTTTTTTCCATGGCTAAAGTCCTCACTAATGAAAATAATTACGTAAACTATAATAATGTAAATGTATTAAAATGTTCATCTAAATGGTTAATTTAATTTTCTATTTGATAACCATTATTGCAAATATGGATATATTTTGTAGTTAAACGTATCATATCCTCATTAACACCAGAGGAGATGAGCAATGACGGTATCTACTGAACTAAGCCATGAAGAGTATGTAGGTAATGGCGTAACAACGGATTTTGATTTTCGATTCCGTATCTTTGAAAGCAGGCATTTGATTGTTGTTGTTGCTGACAGTGAGGGCAATGAAACAACATTAAAGAATGGTACTGATTACACTATTGTTGGTGCAGGTTCCTATCATGGCGGTAAGGTGGTTTTAAATAAACCTTTAGCTCAAGGCTGGAAGATATTATTAGAACGTGATTTACCCGTTGTACAAGAAACTGACTTACGTAATCAGGGGAAATTCTTTGCAGAAGTACATGAAGATGCCTTTGATTATCTAACGATGTTAATTCAAAAAGCATTGGGTACTTTCTCGTTGAGTCTGCGTAAGCCTACTTATTTATCGAATTACTATGATGCCAAGGGCAATCGTATTGCTAATTTGGCACCGCCTAAGTTCGGCAGTGATAGTGCCAATAAAGAATATGTTGATAACAGTATTAAATACATTGATAACAAGACGTTGAGAGTCAAAGATAAGGCTATACCAGCATTACCATCGGCTGAGCAACGCAGAAATAAACAGCTTGGTTTTGATAATGAAGGCTATCCTCAATTACTTGATCCTGCTGAAACTGGTTCGCTTGGTTATGTACTTGTTGATTCTTTTGAGAAAGGTGCGGAGATAACCACACGGTATCAGGCGTTACATTGGGAAAGTAATGGAGAATATTATCGTTGGGATGGTGATTTACCTAAATATGTACCAGTTAATTCTACGCCTGAAAATTCTGGAGGGATTGGATTAGGGAACTGGGTGAGTGTTGGTGATGCTAGTTTAAATTATTTAAAGAAACTAGTTGAAAACTCACTATCGATAACCCTGGGATTATTGGGAGTAAACATAATCGGTGAACTTTCAAAAGGTGCCGTTATTAACAATCATAATGATGCAGTTTATGATAAATCATCAGGGAATGTGTATTTATATACCGGTGATGTTTTGCCGTTTACTATTGATGATAATTTATTACCAGATGAATTATTTATTAAGTTACAAAAGCCAAAAGAAAAAGTAATTCACTTTTCTGTATTTGGCGGTAAAGATGGTAGAAATGATGGTCTTCATAAAGTAGCGCATGATTACTGCAATAAAAACAACCTGATCTTATCATATGAAGGGATGAATTTAGATATACATGAAACAGATATATTAGTTACTGAACCTGTAATATTTAAATGTAAATTAAAAATAATTAGAGATACCGCAAACTGGGGAAAAGAAACATTTTTATTTAGAAGTAAATATGAATATACAACAACCTCACTCAATATCTCTTATGGGAATTATTCTGATTTAATAAATGGATTATCCATTCCAGAAATGAGCTATTTTAAGTTCACTGTAAACGTGCCATTTGAGGTCGGCGGAAATGGTAATATTGATGAGCATTTTGTTCATATATCTGACGGAACAACAGTAGGTAAATCATGGTGTGAATATGCAGGAGGTGCATCTATCTCACACAGAAATATTGATGCAAGAGCATTTAATTTCGATGATATAGAGATAGAAATAGATGAGTATAAAACTGTTGGATCTGGGTATTATGAGGTTTTTTCAATAAAAGACCTAGATAATATTAACATAAGAAATATCACGTTTAGTAAGCAAAGTCATTATTCAAACCCAAAATCTATATTTTCTATTACTGATTCATTTAACGTTAATTTATCAAATATAAATTTCCCCGGTACTTATTCTGAAAATGGCTCGTCATATGGATATTTTGTAAACTTCGCCAGAGTTATATCTGTTTCTATGGATAGGATCTCAGCAAATAGGATGGTGAAAAATTACTGGACGATGTATGGGGCTGGTAATGTTAAAGGAATGAATATTACAAATAGTCAGTTCTACCGATATGATAACCACTCGTTTGTTCAAGATGTTTTTTCTCAAAACGTTACGACTCGCGGTGCTGCTCTTTCAGGAAACGGGTATCGTAAAATGCACATGTGTGATTTTGTGTTCACTAACGAAGAAAACCCTGCGTCATTATTATTTTTGCGCGGAGAGTCTGGTAATGATAAACATGCATTTTTTAACGGCGATATATCAATTATAAAATGCTCACTATATAGTAATGCTGACGATATTTTCTTTTACAATAGTAATGAGTTAAAAGTAGGATTATTTAATTCATTATTTAATACAATCACAATAGATGACCTATCAATAAAATATGTCAAATCACCAGTTCAGTTTTTTAGAAATACAGGAGCTAGAAGAAAGCCATTTTCCAAAATGAAAATATGTAATTGTGATTGGTCGGGAATGAGGCTAATAGGAATATGCAGACATGTAGACCATTTTGTTGATAATGGTAATAAATCAACTATTGAGGTTAGTAATTCTAAATTTATGGATGCTAGCAATAAGGATGATATATTGAATTATGGTAGGTATTCGCTCTCATTCCAGCCAACCATTAAGAATTTACATGTGATAACTAATAATGTTATTAATTTAGGTTTGTGGGTTAATTCAGGAACTGTGTCAGATAGTGCGTCATTAATGCTTGGTTGTATTGTAAAAAATGCGGAAATAAAAAATTTTACAAACTCAGAAATAAAAAACCCAACAGATGGAGCAGTGGATATTGGTGACACTTCGAAGTTCACAGCTAGAAATTGCACTATATCTGGTAGTTATTTTTACTCTTCAGGTGCAGTTGGAGATGCATCTGAATTTGTTCTAAATCAAAAATCCCCAAGTGGAGTGCATATTTTTTATGGGAAAGTATTCGTTAATGCAGATAGTGCGAGGTTAGCAAATAAATATTCACCGTATTTAATCAAGGACACAAACAGGATGGCATATACAGATCAGTATGGAACGGTGAAATATATCAACTAAACAGTAAGAGGTGTATTACTACACCTCTTTAATTTTAACAGTCATTTTTTGATAGGCGGTAGAGTTATTTTTCAGGTCGATTGACACGCTACAATTTGTAGCAATATTTACATTGTCACCGATTTTTACTCTACCTATAATTTTTGCACCAGCGCCAATAATGCAGTTATCTCCTATCTCTGGCGCACCATTTCTAGGGTGCCCATCAATCTGATTACTGCCAATCGTCACCTGATGAAATATTGTATTATTCATACCTATCTTTGCATCTTTAGAGAGAAAGATGCCATGTATTCCATGTGGAAATTTATTGCTTTTATCAATATAAACGTTCAGCGGAATAGCGGCGCCATATGCTAAACAATAGGCTTTATAAAAAATCTTAAAGGCATTGCCAATTATTTTTATTTTTGACAGTTTTCGCAATGTGAAAAATAGTTTCATTCATTATCCCTTTTATGTTTTAAGTTAATCTACCAATTAGACTCGTCATGAACAATAGTTATCTTTCACTTTGTCTTTTTCTTCTTGAGTTAGTTTTTGGAGAGTATAACAGGGTGTGGAATTAAAAATGAGGGGATGTGAGCAATTTCACAGCAATAGATTGTAATATCACAGGAACTTATTTCTATTCATCTGGATCGACCGGAGATGCTTCAGAAATAGTATTCAATCAGTGCTTTACATTTGTTTTATGGAAAGATTTTTGTTGATGAGTCCGGCGCTAAAATAGCAAATAAATATAAACCATACTTAGTTAAAAATAATAATAAGTTAGCATACACAGATCATAGAGGTAATGTTAACTATATAAATTAGAACTATTTGCATTTTTGGTTATCTTGTTGGTTGTGTAGTATCATGGCTATTCATTAATCACTGGTACTACACTCATGCAAGAAGATGTCTACACAAAAGCTGGGATCGGCACTACTGCTTTTCTTGGCTACTTCGCAGGGCTTCCAGCAGAAGTTGTTATGGGTTCACTGTTGGGAGCTATCTTCTTTACCACTGCGGCTACTGAATATAGCTTTAAACGTAGATCACTATTGGCTTTTCTGAGTTTCATTTGTGGTCTTATATTCTTTAGTCCTGCAGCAACTATCTTTATTTCTGTTACTGGTCTTTTCGGTGTGAAACCGGAGCAATACGAAATCGAACATATCGATGCTGTAGGTGCTTTTGTTTCCGCTTTGCTTGTGGTTAAGTTAAGCGTAAAAGCATACGGAAGGGCTGATATACCGAAACAAGGAGGGCAACAATGAAATGCGAAACATTGCTCACTATTGTTAATGCCATCATCTGCACCGTCATATTTCTACGTGTGTTCTATTTTAAACGTGACGGCAGACAACACTGTAAAAAAGGTGGATGGTTAGCTTTCCTCATTCTTGCTTACTCTTCAAGCGTACCTATTCGCGCTTACTTCGATCCTAATTACCACGCTGATATCTACAACATCTTTGCCAATATCCTGATCTGCACAACGTTGCTGGTCAGTAAGGGCAATGTCATCAAGTTTATAAAGGGGTGAATATGTCAGTTTTTAAAAGCAATTACGTTAACACTGGCGTTAGAGGTATCAGAAATAATAATCCGGGTAACATTCGACATGGTTCTTCTAAATGGCAAGGTCTAGCAACAGTACAAAATGATGATAAATTTTGTACTTTTATCAATGTTTATTATGGTGTTCGGGCATTAATGAAATTGCTTCAAACTTATAGTAAGCAAAAAGGTAAGCCTAATGTTGGTTGTGACAAAATAGATACTGTTGAAGAAATCATAGAACGATGGGCGCCATCATCTGATAACAACCATACTGAAAATTATATTAAACGAGTTTGTAAGGATACTGGCTTTGAACGTCACGAATGCTTAAACCTATTTGATAAATCAACATCAATCAAAATGGCAAAAGCAATCATTTCTGTTGAAAATGCTCAACAACCTTATGTTGATGATGTTTTCGATAGAGCCTTTTCATTAATTTAATAATGGTGATGATTAATGAATAAAACCGTCATAGCGTTAATTGCTTTGGCTGTTTCCTTTACCGCTGGCTTTGTTGCTGGCGGTATTTATTTTGATAACCGAGCAATGAGTAAACAGATTGTAGGTAATCAATTAGATGAAAAGGATGTGGCCACAAATATTGAACTGCGTAAACAAGCAGACAATGAACAGCAGAATAGGTTGGAGATATATCATGACGCACAACAGCATGATACGATACGTACAGATGCTTTGCTTGATCGTGTTCTTAATCACTTTGACAGGGTGCAGCTCTCAACCGGTACCACGCAAACAGAAGTTGCAAGTACCGATAACGCCAATACCTGCCGAGTTGAAAAAGCCAAAGCCAGTGAACTTTCTCGACAACTACGAGAAACACTTGAACGATATGGGCGTGAAGCTCAGCGTGCAGATGAAAATACCAGAACACTCAACCTCTGTATTTCAGAGCTGGAAGCAAAGGAAAAACTCATCAACTCTTACCGATGAAAAAGTAGACAGATTTTATAATGACGGTATCGGTGACGGTGTTTGTGATATCTAATTTAAATATAATTTATATTTATCAGTGAGTTAAATTACTAGAATATAATTGAGTGGGAATAAAATACCGTTTATCAGCACTAGTTGATAAAGGTTAAAAAACCAAGAGCCATCAGTAAGTTACTGGTGGCTTTTTTGTTTTCTATGGTTGGTAATGGTTGACAAGAACCGAAAAAAATGACGGTATAGGAGACGGTATCAAAAAATAAATTATAAAATTAAGACACTAAAGTAGTT